GGGGTTGCAGCCTGCAACCCCGTTGTCCCACATCGTTTCCGGTACGGGGGGTGGCGGGGGTCCGCCCCTGTTGCCGCTCTCAATCCAAGGTGCCAAGATGGTCGTTCAGATGCTCGTCCCTTACGCCAGCGCGCAAACGATTCTGTACGCCGGGAAAGCCTATACTCTTTCGGAAGAGTTTGCGCGGCAACTTCTCGAAACGGACCCGCCGTCCGCGACGACCGTCCTCAGTGAACAGAACCGCCGGGCGCTCCGCCCGACGGTGCCGGACCCCGAAGACAAAGGCCACGACTAATGTTCGGGTTGCAGCCGACAACTCACCCGGTCACATCCATTGTGAGCGTCGCGGAACAGAAGTCGCACATGCGGGTTCAGGGCCGCGACGCCGTCGATGCGGACGTTCTCGCTTACCTGATGTTCGCCGAAGAATACATCACGTCCCTGACGAACCACTGTTTTCAGACTCGCAATTACCGCTACACGATGGACCGCCCGCCGGCCCAGTACGGCTACCGCTACGTCTACGCCTCCGGGTTCCGAGCGAACTCCATCGAGTTGCCGTTCGGCCCCCTGTTGTCGGTCACCAGCGTGTACTACAAGACGACGGACCCGGTGTCCGGCCTGTACGTCAACACCCTGATTGACCCCGCGACGTATCAGGTTAGCGCGAATCAGATGCCCGGCCGCGTCATGCCGCGCAACGGCGCGTACTGGCCGTTCGGCAGCGTGTTCGCACTCGAAGGCATGACGGTCGATTTTGTCGCCGGTTACGACGCGGCGGGGCTGTTGCCGCCGCCGGCGATGGCCCGCATGGCGATCAAGCTCCTCGCCGCGTACATGTACGAGACGCGCGAACCCCTGATTAACGCCAACGTCGTCGGCGACGTGCCGGTGACGTTGAGGCACCTGATCGATAACTTGAAGTTGTCGGGGTTCGTATGAAAGCCGGCAAGTTACGCCACGGCGTCTACGTCTTGGCGTTCACCGACCGCAACACGCCGAAGGGCGACCGCGTCCGCACGTTCGAGGCGGTGCCGACCGCGTTCGACCCGGCGGTGACGTTGCAGGCTGCAACCTACCGGCCGTTCGACGACTGGGCCAACATCGAACCGCTGCGGGGGCGGGAACTGGTCGTGGCCCAAGGGATGCGAGGCGACTTGACGCACCGAATTACGCTGCGCTACCGCCCCGATACGCATATGGAGTCGCGCGTCGCGTGGGTCCGTTCCGACGTGCCGTACGCCGTTTACGTCTTCGAGTTGGGGCCGGAAGTGGACGACCAACTTCGAGGCGTCGAAATGACCTATTACGCCTATGTGATTAAGTGATCCGCGCAACGTTTGAAGTCAGCGACGTGAAACGCGGTCTCGCCGCGCTCCATACGATTCCGGACGAGATGCGGCGAAAAGTCTTCCGCAAGGCGATGCGCGCCGGGGCGCGCGTCCTGGTGACTGCCATGCGGCGCGGACTGAGACGCCACTTCCGCACGGGGACGTTGTCGAAATCGATCAAGACGAAGGCGCGCTACTACGCCAAGGGCGACGTGATGATTGTCGTCGTCGGCGTGTCGAGTGACCCGAGTGCGAACGGGGTGTTTCGGGGGCAGCGCATCGTGCCGTACCGATACAGTCACTTTGTTACCAATCCGAGGCGCGCGTTCATCCAAGAGTGCCCGCGCAAGTCCGGGCGGTTTCGGCGGATCGGGGCCAACACGCCGGACGACTACGTGACCAAGGCGACCGTGTCGGGGCGGTCGGAAGTGATCGCCGCCATGCAGAAGGTAATTTATGACGCCGTGCGATGAAATCTTAGTGTCCCAGTTGGTCTTGCTCGGGCAGGGTTGCAGACTGCAACGTGGCAACGTCTACCACTTAGAAGTCTACGAGAACGCCGACGGGGACAACGCGACGAATTACCCGTGCTACGTCTACCGCAAAAGCGACTACAGCCCCGAGACGGAGTTGACGGGGGAGGCAAGTGTCGAAGACGAGACGTTTGAAGTGACGTGCGTGTCGCAAGACAGTGAGTCGTTGCGCTGTCTTGCGCGCGCGCTCCAGAAGACGTACCGTTACGCCTTCCTCGTTAAGTTGCAGGCTGCAATGCCGTACGTCCTCGATTGGCTCGTCGATAACGACACCGAACAGAACGAGTTCGCCATCGAGCAGCAAGACAAATGCTACAAAACCTCTACAATGCTAGTCAAGATCGTTACCAACACGCTAGAAGGGGTCGATCAATGCCCGTAGTCGAAAACGTGTTCAGTCGCGTGTACTCCAAGGGTGCCCGCCTCTTTCTCGACTCGATGACGAACGCCTCGACGAACGTCGTCAACGAGGCGTACATCGCCGCCCTTCCGGCCGTCGCCGGCGTCAAGTCGATCAAAGGCCCGAAAATGGGCCGCGACGTTGTGGATATGTCCGAACTCGACCAAGTGCCGCCCGGCCTCCTCGGCACGACGGCCGACATCGGTGTAGCCGGCACCAACTTGGCGACGACGCCGGTCGAGACGGCGGAAATGTATTACAACAAGATCAAGGCACCGGGCGACAAGGACATCGGCCCGTTGGTCCTATCGCTCAACATGACGCGCGCGTGGTACGGAAAACTGCACCAACTGTACGTCCGCGACGCGCCCTTCTTGTGGCTGATTAACCTGCGCACCAGGCCGGTCACGCCCGCCGCCGCCCCGGTCAACTCGCGCTGCTTCTTCATCGGTTTCGGCTACGTCAGCGAACTGTCGCTGGACTCGGAGCCGAACGCGCTGGTGACGGCGAGTTGCAGCCTGCAACCCATGTTCGGCGTGACGTTCCTGTCGAACTGCAACAGCATTACGACGCTGTCTAACGAGTACGTCAACCACCTGATTCAACCCGCTTGCTAAGGATACGACATGGCAGGTCCGATTGTCGATCAAGTCTTTGGGCGGACATACTCCAAGGGGGTATCCCTCAGCCTGAACTTCTTGTCGTTCCCGTCCCCGTCGGGGGTGGTGGCGACGGACAACACCGCGTGGACGACGTGGCAGACGAGTTTCAGCCGCGTCGCCGGCGTCAAGAGTATCGGTGGCCCGACGCTGGGCCGCGAAACCCTCGACCTCTCGGAACTCGACATCGGCGTCGGATCGGCGTTAGCTGGTCAGGTGGATGAGCAGTTCTACGTCAAGAACAAGGCGCCGGGGGACAAGGATATCCAGCCCATCCCGACGGTGCTGAACATGACGCACCAACAGTACGACGTGTTGCACCAAGCGTACTTCCGGGATTCCGTCTTCGGCTTCCAGATTAATTTCCCGCAGGGTGCCATTTTGATCGGCCTCGGCTTCGTCCAGAGTCTCGAACCGACGATTGAGTCGAGCAAGATTATCGAGATTGCGTGTGAAATCCAACCGTCGTTCGGTGTGGATTATCTGTCGAACTGTACGGGTTCGACGGTCCTGCATAACTTGTGGCGCAACTACCTCTACCCCGCCACTTGTGCTGCCGCCGCCGCCCAAGTCGCCCAACTCGTCAGCGTGTAACATGGCCCTCCGCGATAAGATTCTGGCGGCGTCGGACGCCAAGAGTGAGACGGTTGCCGTCCCCGAGTGGGGTTGCAGCCTGCAAGTTCGGTCGCTGACGAACACCGAGCGCATCGACTGGGAAGTCGCTTGCAGCAAGAAGAAGCGGGGCAAGGTTACCATCGACCCGTTCCGCCTCAAGACTTCGCTGGTCGTGGCGACGTGCTACGACCCGGAGACGAACGAGCGCGTGTTTACCGGCGACGACATCGACGCCCTGGCCGGTAAGAACGCCGGCGTCATCGAGCGGCTGTTCTCGGTCGCGGCCGTCTTGTCGGGCGTGAGCGAACAGGACGAGACGGACATTCTGGGAAAATAAAACGCAGCGCGACCGATGACGGCGTCCACCGACTCGTAGGATTTCTGGGGGTGTCTCCGACAGAGTTGACGGAGATGCCCCCGGTCGCGTTGCGGAAGCTACTCGCCTACTACGGGCACCATACGCACTGGACGGAGCGGGTCGAACACTACCTGCTGCACTTGCTGTACTACTGCGTCAACTCGCAACTGGGGCCGGGGGCCGCGCCGGTGTCGATTGATAAGTTGCAGGCTGCAATCACCCGCACCCGCACCCGCACCCGCACGGGGCGGGGGCGGGGGCGGGGGGACGGGGGCAGTCCGGTGCAAGACGACGAAACGGCGCTGTTCAAGGCCGAAGAAATCGCGGGGGCGTATGGCAAGTATTAGTAAAATCAGTACGCAAATCGTCGCCGACGCGCGCCAGTTTAATAGTACCGTGATCGGTGCCGGACGACTGGCCGAGTCCGTTTTCGCCCGCATGGCCAAGCTGGAGTTCATTCCGGGGGTTAAGACGACGGGCCTGAAAGAGCGGCTGCTGGGCAAGGGGCCGGTCAAGATCGGCGTCGAAGTGGACCGCGGCGATTCGCTGCAAGCCGTGTACGACTTGCTCCAACGCGTCCGCGACCGCGCCGCCAAGACGGGCGTCGCGCTGTCGGCGGCACTGAACCCGCGAATGCCGGACACCGTCAGCCGGGTGAGTTTCACGAAATTGCCCGATCCGGGGCCGGGGCCGTTCGCGCCCCGGCAACAGTACGTCAGTAATACGCCGGCCGGCGTGCGCAACCGCGCTTTTTTCCCGATTGACGAGGGGGGCGGCGCGCGGTTTCGGGCCGGAACACTTGCAGTCTACAAGTCGGTCGCCGACGGGGCGAAGGTCTTCGGCTTGCTGATCGGTCACGCGATGTCGCACCCGGACCTCGGGGGCGCGAAAGCGTTGGGGGACGCCTGGAAGAACAGTTTCGACCGCATTATTCCGAGCGCCCGCACGGCGTACAAGGCGGTCAGTGCGCCCCTGACTCTAACGTGGCGCGTCTTGGGCGTCCCCGACGCGGCCGTCGCGCGCGTCCGGGACCGCTTGCGTCAATCGGTGCAGGGCACGCTCTCGTCGGCCAGCAGCACGCTTTCGTCGCTCGTCCCGTCGCCGCGTTACGCGGTCCTCGGGGCGATGGCGAGTGTCGGAGTCAGTACCTACCAGATTCACGAGTACGCCGAGAAGGTGTCTCGCGCCGCGATTGAAAATAAGAAGTTCGCCGTGTCTTCGGGGGCGGGGACGTACGAGATTCAGCGGATGCAGTTCGCCCTGCGGTACATGGGTCAAGACGCTAGCGGCGCGATTGAGGCGTTGAAGACGATTGAACAGTTGCAGACGACAAGTCGTATCGGCGACTACGCGACGACGGACTTGCTCAAGCGGATCGGGGGCGACGCG